ATTTGATTTTGTATTTTTGAAAAATCTATTTTTTTATTTGATAAATTTAATTTTGCTAAATCTTTTGTAAAATTATCATTTTTAAGTTTTTTCATATCACTAAAAGTTTTATTAACACTTGTAACTATTGATGATACTTCCTCATTGCCACTCATTGCATTTCTAAAATCTATATTTTTTTGTGAGTTAGAAACACTTTGTAATTTTTTATTTTTAATTGATTTAACTGGGTTAGGAATTAAACCTGCAGGACCAGCATCTTTTCCTGCTTGTATTGCTTTTGTAATAGCTTCTCCACCAGCTCCAGTTACTAATCCAAGAGTCGGTTTAACAGCTAATCCTGCACCTTGAGATGCAAGTTTAACTCCTTGAGTAGCCACATTAACTGGATCTGCTACACTAGCTATGTTACTTATTTTACCAACTTTTCCAGGCAACATTGAGCCACCTGTAAATATAACTGAAACATCACTCAACATTCCCATTGGATCTGTAGCAAAAGTTTCTTTTATGTTGTCTAATCCTCCATACCTATCTTTAAAAAAATTACCAACTGCTCTTGCCAATTCTTCATTACCTTGCTCTCCTGGTCTAGCAACATTAATAATACTATGACCTAAAGCTGTTAAATCTTTTGCAGTTTGAACTGGAGATAACAAAGGTGTAATAATATCATTAAATAATTGTTTAGAGCTTGAAGGTATATTTTTTAATGCTTGAAAAAAAGCATTTTGTGTTTCATCATATTCATTTAATAAAGTTCTTTGTTCTTTAATACTTTTACTATCAACTTTTTTAGAGCCTCGTAAACTTGTAGTACTGCCAGACATTAAACTACCCATTATTTCATCTCCATAATTGTATTATAAGTTTCTGTATTTAATAATTGATGAGAATTATAAGATTTATCTTCTTTATCATTATTAAAATAAACATCTCCAATAGCGATAGTTCCATCCTTAACTGCTTTAATAAAAGCATCATCATTATCAAAAATA